GCACCGCAAAGTCTCTGCTGTAATCTCCTAAATGTTCTTGCCTACGTTCTGTCATTACTGCGCCTGTGCTGGAATAATGTATTGATACTTGCCTAAACCTGAATCAACTGTAACCATCATTGCACCTTCGTTTGAAAAGTGCAAAGTTACTTTTGCTGAGTCACTTAATTTTAGTATCTGTAACACTTGTGCAACTGGCCAACTCCATCCTTTATTTAGAGTTCCTTTCACATCTCCTGCAAAAACAAATTCACCACCGTGTGATGCTTGATCACCAAACGTGAATATCAAATCGTTATTCTCTGTTCTAACAACAAAAGAATTGTGTTCAGTGTTTGCTATCGATTGAAAGTTAAACCTTTGCACACTTGCCACAGTAGGTTCAATTTCTACGTCCCACTTAACTCCTTTGAATTTTACAGTTTTAAGTTTTTCGTTGATTATCTCAGCGTTCATAAATCTGTAATCGTTTTTGAAGTCACCTTTTTCGTTTTCAAAGTGAATGCCTGTTGGAACTTCAGTACTATTTCTAGTGCCCTTCAACACAGTTATTTTAGCTTTCTCTTTGTACTCTGGACATTTTAAATGAATATCAAGTTTGCCAAGTTGCGGCATCCCAAATGTTCCGTCCATCTCTGTTTGTGGTTTGTGAAAAGACCCTTGCAAGATAACTGATCTGTCTTCAGCCATTGAATCAATGGTTGTTTCATCACTGGTTCCAGTAATTTTAACAAGATCTAAAAATCCCAAGCCGTGCGTATGCTTGACTATGTCTCTTAAGATATCTATCATAATAATTATTATATAAGTTATTTAGATTTTAATCAAGATCAAAATCAAAAACTTTATAGTCGACTGGATTTTGTTTACCAGGCTTACGGAATATTGCATAATTCGCTCCTGGCCTAAAGCCATTCATTTCTACAATTTGGTAACCTTCATTTTCAATTATTTTGGTCATTAAACTTTTGTTATTGTAGTTCCAATAACCACGTTTAGCCAGAGATAAATCCTTGTCATAGTGGCAATCTGCATATTGAATAAAAACATATCCACCTGGGATCAGTATTCGTTTTATATCATGTAGATAGTGCTGTATATGGTTTTGTTCAAAAAACACAAATGTGTCCCAACTGAATATAAAATTACAACTGTTTTGGGGAATGTTGGAACACTCGTGCTTACTAGTTTTATAAAATGTAAGATATTTTTGATGTAGACGTGGAAACATCTTTCTAATAGTTGGTTCTACTCCCCAAGTAATATCTAAAAAATAATTACCAGCCCACGCCCCAAAGGCTTTTGAGAAATCACCATTTCCCGGCCCAATTTCCAAACTTTTATACATGTTTGTTTTTCCAAATTGATAAATTTTTTGTTTAATCATGTGAGTCAACCCTGCATCTAGAAAAGGTTTTGTCAACTTCATTTTCCTGTCATGATTAAACCACGCCAGTGTTTTGTCTGTTCTATTAATAGTTTCTCTGTGAACTATATCAACAGACTCAGCAATATCTTTTAAAATTTTTAGATTAGAATCTATAAGTTCTTGTAGGTCTTCTTTTTTGGCCTTTTCGAGTTTTTCAATTAATAATTTTAATTCTTCAACACTTATCATGTTCTTATTTAAAATGTGAACAATTTGTTGAAAGTATTACTGGTCTCAGTTGACTGTACGTCCCAATCTAAAACTCCAATCAAATTGTCTATCTTTTGATCTAGTATTGTTTGTTCCATAGCTTCTGAATCAAATGGCAGATCTTTGAACCATTCTGGAATACGCAATTCATCTGTCGGATATGCTATACTGGTGTAGTTTAGTGGATTATTTTTAAGTTTGCACACAATTACTTTAGCACCATCTGTAATTGGTAGAGAGTATTTGTCACCATACATCTGTTTGCAATTGTTCCAATTTATACTTGCTCTCACATGTCCAGGCATATTGGCCTTGCCTTGTTTCTTTTCTTTTTCCCAATAGTCAGTGACATTGTTTGCTCTCTTAGGCGATCCTTTTTCCCAACCAGGTCTTGCTTTGAAGTCTGCTCTAAAATCAGATATAGCTTTCAGCACTTGTTCTTCTGTTTCACCTGTCAGCACTTTATATAATACATCACTCAAAAAGTTTTGAACAAATACAGGCGTATCAGATCTCTTAAGGTCAAGACCCATTGCTTTCATTTTTCCTTCTTTACCTGCTGTGTCACAGCGTTCACCTTCTTTGTCATAATATAACACCGCATATCGTTTCTTTGTAATGAATAGACCTTTTGATGCAACAAGTTCTCTACCAGCACGTATTACAGATCCTCTTGTAGTTGGGCAGTGAAATGCTTTGTTCATAAATCCTGGAAACGTTGTATTAACTTCATCTGCAATTTTATCATACAATCCAATAACACTTTCTTTTGTCCAAGGTATTTTTCCCGACTGTATTTCTTTTGTAAGTGTTTTATGTGCAGAAAAGTAAACTGAATCTGTATCACCATACACTACACTTTCACCTGTATGATCATATTTGCCTGCAACAATTTCATTTATTTTTGCACCCATATGCTTTGTGATGCATCTGCCTGTTAGTGTAACTGATTGGCCTATACGCATATCAAAAAATCTACAGCCTGGATTTAGTATTGCACCATATAGGCTGTTTAAGTTAATTTTTTTTACTAACTGTCTCTTATCCCAATATTCTCTTTCAATATCATTGTCCCCGGAGTCCTGCATTTTCTTTTGCATTTCTTTTCTTTCTGCATACCAACGTTTAAGTAAGCCAGGAATAATTGCTTCAAACTCATATGTAAATATTGTGCCATTTGCACTTAACATCCATTTGTTGTTTCCTTCAAATACTATGTCGTACAGTTGTGCCGCTGACATTCTCACACTTGTACCATCTGCCCAATCAATTAGTATTTCTGTGCCTTTTTCTTTTTTCATTACTGCCTGATACTCCCAACTGCCAAATTGATTATCCCAAGCCGCCGCAAATGATTTCTTTTGAGACTTTGCTCTATTCACTTCTGCTGATGTTATAATTGGTCTTATCTGCCCTACAATAGTTTCAGGACCCATGTTCAAGGCTCTAATTACACTTGGATACAGAGAATTAATGTCAACGGATCCTATCCAATCGTGCAATCCTTTTTTTGGCGTTGCAACATAAGCGCCTGCCGCAGTCATTGGCTCTGCGTCTTTGTCTCTGTATTTCCTACCAGGAACAATCATACCACGTCTGTGTGCTTCGTTTACAATTGCTTGTTCTGTAACTGCCACAGCACCCATAGTTGTCTGTAGTAGCACTGTGTTCTGATGGGCAATTTCGTTTGCAAGTTCTATAAATTTTAATTTTTTCTCAAGTTTTGCAAGTAAGTTTGTATCTTGTCTATTGTACTCTATGAACAAGCCAAAGTCATTTTTATATAAATTATCTAGTGATCCTTCATACACAGTTTTCTTCTCGCCTAGTTCGTGTTCGCCAATTGCATCTAATCTAAAACTGTGTCTTTCTTCATATGTGTATTTTCTATATAGTTCTAGCAAATCCAAATGCACTCTACCAATCAAGTCATAACTCAACTGTTCTCGACCATATTTTTCAAATGTTCTTTTTTTTGGTTTTTCTCCCCAAAAGCACAAACGTCTTGTGTCATCGGAACTGAGAACTTTCTGTATTCTTCCTACAGTGTATGGAATGTCATATCCTTCTGAATTCCACCCAGATAAAATATCTGCATCTTCTACCAATTGTAAAAATGCATCTAGCATGTCTTTTTCTTTTTCAAACAGCATTGTGTTTGGAAAACGTTCTGTTAGTATTTTTGCTTCATTCATGGACAATGTCTTTGGTGGCACAGCAAGAGTCACTAATTGATCCGTCCAACCCATGTAACAACTTATGGCAGTAATGGGCATGAACGGATCATCTGTGGTGGAGTAACCCCTATCAGGGTCAAAATCCACTTCAATATCAAAAAACATAACATTTAGTTTTGGAGTTTCCTTACCTAAGTAATTTTCTTCCAAACATCTAAACACCGGATTGATATCTTGTTCATGCAGAGCTTTGTTTGATCTTATACGTTGCTCTTTAATGAATTCTTTAGAAGTTGCACAGGTTACTTTTTGTAATGGTTCACCTGTAATTGATCTATGCTTACCTCTGCTGTCAGGATAATAAAAAACATATCTTGCATCATACTCTACAAACACACGACCTTTTTTTGGGTCACGTTCTACAACGTAAATTTTATCTTCGTCTTTTTTGTATAAAGCGTCTATGTAACTCATTGTATGAATACTTTGTATAATCCTATTGTGTTCATTATTGTAAACCAACCTGTAAGACACGATATCCAAACCAATCTACGTCTGAATCCTGCCCAACACATGGTGCTAGATCCTAGCCAGTACAATGGAAACACTATGTTCATTATAGGATGTGGTGAAGTAAAAGTCAATACTGCTGATCCACATATGGTTACAATTACCGAGAATATCTCAAGATAAAAAGCAAATGGATCTGTGATGTAACTGTTTACCCAAAATTCTTTGAGTAATTTTATCATTAAAGTTTACCGGCTGTGTTCAGTATACTTTCTAGTGTGTCCATATCGTCAGCAATGTTTTGATAGTTGCCTCTGTGTGCTACAGATATTGCTTTGTTGATTAATGCTGGTTTTAATTCTAGCTCTTCTGCAATTGCTTTCACTGTGTCTTTGAGCCCTGTTCTTAAATCCTCTACTTCTCCTAATACTTGTGAGCCTTGTGATATAATTTGTATTAGTTTTTGTTTTTCTGCGTCGTTAAAGTTTCTTACTGCCATTTTTTCTCCTTGTTATCTTTAGTATATAACAAAGTTACTTGTCAGTCAATTATTTCTTTTTACGTTTGTTGGATACGTTGATTGCTTTACCACGTCTTTCAGGATTTTTATCCTTTTTACGTTTTCTTCTTACAGCGGCCGCTATGGCTTTCTTACCACCTGATGACCTTAAAGATGCCGCCCTAGCTTTTGATAGGCATTTAGGCTTGCCTTCACCTTTGCCCCTGTCTCCGCATTTTCCAATACGTTCGCCTTTGGTGTTGTATCTGTCCCAGCCACCGCCACCTGCTCCGCCTTTTTTACCTTTGCCAAACCATGCTCTTAGTCCTGCATGACTTGATTCTGATATATTGTCATGTATGGCACATGCCTTTAGTTCCAAGTAATTTTGTCTTAAAAAATTAAGTGCATTTTCTTTTTCTATTGATTCAAACACAACATCACCAAATGCATCATTAACAAAATATTTGCCTTCACGTTTGACACAGTTAGGAACACGTTTGCCAAACATGGTCTTGAATCCTTTACGCTTGTAACCTTTCCAGCATCTAGTACCTTCAGCTGTGATTTCCCAATTTTCTTCAATGTCCACACGCCCAAATCCGGGTTTTGGATCTCCTTTGATAATACTGTTAAGATGATCTTCTTGATAGTCAGCTACTTCCTCTTCAATGCCAATTTTTTTGGCCTGGTCCATTACTGCATCATGTAATTCTTTTGCAAAGTCTTTTGCTTCTGAAGTTGCTTCGCCTGCATCCATAACTTGTTTTTCAAGCTTGTATACCATGTCTTGTAATCTGATTAAATCTTCCATGCCTGGCTTGTCACTATGTTTTTTTGCTGTTTCAATAGCACTACCACACATGTAAAAGTGTGTTGTTGTGTAATCACCAATAGTTACTTCTGGACTTTCTTTGACATCATTTTCTATTTGACTAAAAATTTCTTGTATTCTCATTTCTTTTTTCTTCCACCTTTCATGTTTGCACACCAGTGGTACATTTTGCCTTTCTCTCCACTGTATTTACGTGCTTTTGCTCGTAAACTTGTAACAGATCCCTTGCAACTTGCCCCTGATCTTTTCACTCTGCCAGGGCGGCTTTTGCCTTTTTTCTTGCCGTCAGCAAAGTTCTCATTGATTTCGCGGATTGGCTTATTGACCTGTTTTGCTGACAAACGTATTTGATCAACTTTTGTTTTGGCCTCTGGTTTATTTTTATTATCTCTCCACCAATCGTCCATGTACTTTTGCCAGTTTGGCATATTCTTTATAGGTGTTAGTGTTTCACCTGGCGCTAACTTTTCTTTTTCAAGGTTATATTTTGTTACGATATTAGGTGACGAGGCAGAAGGCTGTGGTTTTCCTGGTGATTTATAAAGATAAGGCATCACTGCACCTAACGCCTTTAACTCATCCCAATCAATTGCTTCTCCCAGTATATCTCCTATTTTCATTTTTTTTTCCTGCCTGCACAGTGAGCCTTCTGTGAGAATCCTTTTGGATTTGCACAATTTATTGATTTTTTATATTTGGAACTCCACTTTTTAGCTTCTACTCTATATGGGTAACTCATATATCCAGGCGAATGCCCCATTCTCACTCTGCCAGTTGCACGTTTTTCATATTTTTGCAACTGTTTTTCTACATCAGGATGCACATATTTCCTAATGTATTCTGTTATTTCAATTATTTTCATTTTTTCTTTTTGGCTTTTGTTTTTTTCTTCATGGAGTTAATAAATTTTCTATATATGGCCGCTGGCCCTGCTTTACCTGCGGCTTTGGCCCTTTGCTCCATTGCCACTGCGGCTTGAATTTTGTGTGCATGTGATCTACCAGACTTCCTAATTTTTGACACACTGGATCTTGCGGCCGCTTCATCTTTGAATCCTAAGCCATGTATTGTGCCTTTTGGATCTTCGTCTGTGTATAGGTCACTGTGTTTTTTGCTTTTTCTTTTTTGTCCTTTTTTACGAGGTATTCTTTTGCCTTCGTTAATAGATTCTTTTAATTCTGCTTTGGTTGTGTGCCTTGCAAATTTATGAACTTCACCATCTTTCAAAGCCTTGGCCCATGCACTCATGTTAGACACAAAAGTTTTAACCATGCCTATTGTTTCGTCATCTTTTAAAATTTTATCTCTGCCCTGTGTGGCTGATTCAATGTTACATTGTGGTGGTACTGTGAATCCAAGCATGGTTGCAAAGTTATAATTTACGCCATGTATGTGTTGAAAGCCATCTCCACCGCCTGACACCACAGTGCCAAACACTTTGCCATAGAATGGTTTGTAATCTTGTTCAAAGCCAAAAGTTTCAATAAAGTCCATTCTTTCAATTATTGTTTGTATGTAAGATGAGTGTCCACCCCACCATATAGGAGTTGCAAATATCAAACCGTCTACAGAGAACATTTTTTGTATCACAGGTTGTAGATCGTCTTTGACATCGTCAGTGGATCTTTTGTATTCCATTTCGCTGAGAGTGACCATTTCGCACTCGTGTCCTAATGCTTCAAATCCTGCTTTGACCATTTGGCACAGTGTGAATGTGTTGGACAATTCACTGTCCACTTTAAGTGTTCCGTTTAGCAGTAAAAATTTCATCTTATGAATGCTCCAATTCTCCCGTGTACATCAGGATACTCTCGATATTTATACCCATTTGGTGCAGTGGTATCTTCACCTTCCCATACCGGAATAAACTCCATTATGTGGCCTTCGAAGTCTGGATTGTGTCTTAAATGCACTTCGATTAGTTTGTCACCTATAAATTCACAATTTACTATGTCATGTTCTCCTACTGCTTCGTGTATTTGTTCTGGCATAGGCATCACATCCATTGTTCTTGCCCACCTGTCCCATTTGGTAAATGTATCTTCTGGTTTGAATCCTTCCACACATAAAATTTGTTTGCCTTGTTGATAATCCACAGACAAGTGTCTGCCTTCAAACCATTCACACCAGAAAAAGCCTGGCGGTATGTGTGTGGTTGTTTGTTCAATAAACATCTTTTCTGCACCTATACCCAATCCGTATGCATTGACAACAGGACGCACAATGTAATCACCTGCTTCAGGTACGTCTATACCTGCTGGTCCACATTTGTAACCCATCTTACTTGATAAAATTAATTTGTCTGTGACCCACATGGTATCTGGGTTTGGATTTTGCCAATACTGTTCTTCGGGATCTAAGTGTGCAACTTCGTTTACTCTCATTTTTTGCTTTTGTTACCCCAGTTGGCCGCACCTTTTTTACGACACTGAACTAGAGCACCAGAGGCATAGGCTGACAT